GATTACACCAGTTCCTAGTAGAGACGACTCAAAGATAGCTTTTCGCAACACACTAACAGCGTTGGTGTCAAGAAGTTGATCGTGTATACACCGCTCCATGAGACGTGCCATTTCGTTGGCAGGTTCAAGTTGTGGCTCTCCGACCTTTGCTTTACCCGGTACAATCTTTTCACCAAACTCTTTACCATAGGTTCCAAGTTTGTGTCCGGCAGACATAGCACCCGGCTCTAGTTGTCGCCCGTCACCTTCAAATCCATACGGATCTTCTTGTGGTTGCATTTCATCTAAAGGAGTTCGCATGTGTGCAAACTTTTCGATACCCTCTGGCATAGGTGTAGACTCTACGACCAGCGGAAACTTCTTGTTTGCAAATAAGATGTCAACAATTTGTCCGTATGCTGCAAGAACTTTTGTTTTGGTGATCTTGATGAACACCTTTGATCTTTCGGAATCACGATACTGTGTAGTAGAATCGTATATACCGCGAAAGTTTTTGTATGCCTGAATCCAACGCTGCTCATACGAAAAGCGTCCGTGTTCTGCGTCGTCAAACTTAGCACGAATGTACCCTGCAAGTCCCGGCATCTGCTCACTAGGGGAGATTACGGGAATTGACGTATCGTCATCCGGCTCAAGAAAATCGTCAGCCATGATTTACCTTTAGTTGTTGCCTTGAGGTCTGTCATCAGCCATCTTGAACAAAGAGGCTTCTACTGTAGGCTTTGTTTGCTTCTTAGGCATGTCTTCAGTGATTGGTCCGGTCTTTACACGAGTTGGAAATTCAAGACCCTCACGGTATAGTTTGTTTACACCTGCTTGATCATCGACGGACTCTTTGTCAGAGTTCATAATGTAAGCGGCACCTTTGTTATAGTCTGGCATAGGATATCTCCCCTATGTTATGGTTGCATTGTTAAGAAGTTGTCATCTTCAACTTCGGGTGCAGGAATAAAATCCTGTCTTGCTTCAGGCTTTAATCTCATAGCCGAATCTTGCGTAGCTATTGCTTCCATCCTGTCTTCAGGCAGTAGTTCATCGCTGGTGGGTTCAATGCCAACTCCAAAGCTAGGATCAACAGCAAATGTAGCCATTTGAGCAACTGCAGTTGGAGCTTTAGCTGCCAAAAGTGCACCTTCTATTGCTAAGTCTCGTCCAGATTCACCTACAAATTCCATTGCAGCAGCACCAGCGTCTTCAGCCGACGCAATACCTGTTGTAACTAATGCTGCTATTCCTGCTTTTCCTTTATCGACATTTTTAAATAAATCACCAAGACCGTATTTGTTCAAAGCTTTCTGCCCATCTTCTGAAATCATAGGGTCTGGATCTGCTGATTTAGCAGCGGGTACTTTTGTTTCTTGTGCTGTTTCATCTACAGGAGCACTAA